GACTAACAATTAAAGATACTAGAACGAAACAACATACCTTATGTCATCGTTGATGACTTGACCGATTGGACGGTTCAAGACTATGACCACGTTGTTTTGCTGTTGAATGACCACATCAAACACGCCTACGTTTGTGCGAAATATCTCAATTGTTAATTTGACATTAACGATTTGGATTTTACGGAGATTTATAATAGCACTGTACCCCATATCATCAAAGGCGATGATGATCTTGGAGACCACAAACCTACGCGCATGTCCGACATTTATAAGACCGATTTAACTTATAAAGCTGATATCATCAGCTTAATTCATAAATTCGTCAATAGTTGTACCAACAACCCCTCTGGAGATGATGATCTCATAAAGGACATGAGTTTTACCATTAGAAATAATGGATTGTGTACATACGATACACGGTGGAAAACACAAAGCCAAAGCTTGCAAATCAAGTAAGGTAAAAATAAAATTATGATAGTTAATTCCCCATCCACTGGCTGTGCTATTTTTTCTATATTAAATTTCATTTAACCGAGTCCCGTTGAAGAATGGATTGAGCTCATCGATATGTTTATACAATTCGATATCTAAACCGAGAGTAACACCGGTTAACGATGGTAATAAATGAAAAATGATAATGAATATAGTGATGTTCCCGCACTCATACTTTAATTGATGAAAAATTACGAGAGAACTCATGGAGCCAATTTTCTAGACGTCGCCGATCTTACTAGTGTACGTACTTATAGTATTTTGGATATAATCGAGGAAGCGACCGAAGGTAAATACACGTTTGGACCTTGTGGCTTCTTTCTGACTAATTTAATAAATGGAAGGCCATCACACTGCATGTCTTACAATACTTAGAGTAACTTTATGGATTGTAAGGTGTTGGATATTAACCGAGTCAAGGGTTTTTTTATCTTACATCTTTAAAAATTCGTATCTGTATGGTAATAAGATGAATAATCTAAATTGACCGATCTTTACAAAAAGAAAATTAAGAAAGGAGGCGCTAAATAGAAGTTTTAAAAAACAAATTTGTCGCGCACTGTCAATAAGGTCTGCCAAGATTTAAACTAAAATGCATCTACCAAAGCAAAGAATGTGACTCAAATATAATGTGAGATCAAGGTCGTTAAAAAGAAAGTCACACAAGCTTAGGAAATGGAAAAATAATTTTATTTTAAATTACGTTAGATCGTTACAAATTACGGATTCAACTCAGACGCCTTTAAATCTTTACCGAAAGAACACGAACATGATTCTTAAATTACCTTAAGTATATGGAAATACAGAACACTTTAGTTACACTTTCTCCCGTTAATACCTTTATCTTAGATATAAGTCATGTGTTACCATGAACTACTCAAGGTAAAGTCTGATGTATACAAACTCACTCCTAAGATAACGGTGTTTAAAGCTTATAAACTAGACCCAACTGTACACAATATGATGCGGACCAAGCTTGGCAATGATTAAATCATTAAGTTAAATGGATTACAATCGTAAATTTCTGACATTAAATAAGCCCGTGATAAACACATTAAAGTGAAAGACTTAGTTCATACTCTTAACGACAATCTTTTGACTAATAAGGCAGTTAGTAAACTTAAGCGAAAATAGACTAAGTCTAAGGGAGGTACTGATTATACAAATATTACCGTGAAAAATCATCTGGTATCTTTGATCAATCTAAACGTTCCTCAAAGCACTTATGCTTAATTAGCCACAATATTTTCCGAGTATGACATGTATTAAGCCAATGACGTTACTAAACGTACACCTACTTTTACTATAACTCGCGCTAAAGATTCGAAAGTGATTATACATAATAAAATACAAGGTATGGTGGCGAACTCTTTCGCTACTTACTGTACTCCCTACACATAAGCATTCAACAAAACGGCCATGAAGAATGCAGGAAGTGACACTGGAGGACACCCTTGTCATCGTCATTTGAACGACGTTCTTTAATCCCAAAACCTTGAAATAGCCTTTAATTCAATATTAAACGCGCCACGCTCGCATAAAAACTTAAACTTAATTCACGTGGGGTCGAAATTCTCAGTGATGACTAGATTGAGTTATGATGCTCTTAGGAAGGACTTAAGGAACATTATTGGATCACATGAAGACATGCAACAGAGGTGCATCAAAAGAGGCTTAATCAATCTCGAAAGGAATTAGTAAGCGCTAATTAATGAATTAGTCAGGTTTTTGACTTAGAACCCTCGTTATAAAACTTTTATTTTAGCTGTCATTGAATCCAACAAATGTTCTAGATGTTTGAGAGTTTACCTAACCTTCTTACGTGAAGTTAACGACTTATCATTTAGATTAGCAGGTATAGAGATTGAGCGACAAGAACAAGTTCGTGAAATGGATATTTAGGCTGAATAACAATAGCAATAATAATAAGCACAGTAGCCTTAAGCGTAACGTTAACGCTAACGATAACAAGCGCGTGTTGCACCATAAGTACTAAACAATGATGAGGAGTAGGCATAATAACATTAATAATAACCGCCATAGCCTTAAGCTCGACAGTAACCTTAATAAGGTAACTAACGCAACCGACTAGTTATAAACGAACACGATCCTGTTAATTACGCTAATTTAGATGAAGGACTTTTTCATTCTCGCGATTTTAGGAACTTTCACGGTGCATTACATGTTGCAATAAAAGGTGGACATAATCTTAGTGTCGACTTCTTGCACGATTTGTTTAAAATATACTTACTTGAGCATCAGCAATCAAGGAAATGGATCTAAGAACACGTCGTTTCGTGCGTACCGCAGATTAGTGAGGACTTATATAAGTAAGTATGGGAATAAGCTTTGCTATTGTATCAATAGGGTGACACACCTGGAGAGATTGTCTAAAGGACCGAAGTTTTCATGACGGAGTAAGGATATGATTGGAGTTGTTGTGATGAATAGGGATGTAGTCACATACAGGAACAACCTGAGGTCAATGTATACCATATACGGCCTGCCCACAAAGACGATTCTTATAACGCAACTTACTACGTTCAACATATTGACGCTAGATATTAATATTATACATATAATGGACTAGATACTTGGTACTTACAAGAACGAAATGTCAACTAATACATTATACAAGGCACGATATAAGAATTTGAGGAAGCCTGCCAACTTGACACACATTTTCAAAATGTTCCGAATCCATTGACTAGAGATAGCGTTAATCACATCATCATGAACGATGTTCATTATTACTTAGGTTAATACTAATGCGGTATTAAGGGTGTGATATATACAAGCGGTACAAATCATAATCCGGTTGAAGGACGTTATACAATGGCGTAAGGTGAAGGTTCTGTACAAGTATCTCCCTCTTCCAAGAATAGACTAATCGCTTAAATGGCATAACTTAGCCGTGGAACTAATGTTCCTTATGAACATGAAGTCGTACACATAAACGATCCTACTGTGAGTATACCTTTTGGATGGTATACTATGTTTCGTGATGTATCCACGACTCTTAATTGGAATGCCAAAATTTAACGTTAATTCATCGTCAGAACGCACCCTTTATTTTCATAATAGACTTAATTCTTTAGGCAATATTTAGACACTTTTGCTACAAGCGTCAAAACATTGAAAACATTTTAAGATTTAGAATGTCAGTGGCGACCTCTTATTAAGTACCAAAGACGCAGCAGCTCTATGGTGACAACGGGTGATATCTTATTAACATTCAACGACGAGGAATATAAAACTATAACCGAACCTCAGGCCCTTAAATAACTATAATACCAAATCATGTCTTACACTCATAAATAAGATCTATTTGAATCAGAGAATTAATAGTTGATACTAGAAAGTCGTGTGCCTCACTTATTCACAAATTTAACAGGGGGCTATTGTTACA